ATTATATAGTCCTGTTTTGATGAGGAGTATTTCCACCACACCACAATACTCCTCGTCTAAACAGGATATTATATGTTACAAAAAATAGGGTTTCAACCAGGTATAAATAAACAAATTACTGCAACAGCTGCTGAGGGTCAGTGGATAGATTGCGATAACGTTAGATTTAGATATGGCACACCTGAAAAAATAGGCGGTTGGCAACAATTAGGGGCAGACAACGTTACAGGTGCTGCCAGAGGACTACACCAGTTTATTAATAGTCAGAGTATTAAATACTCAATCATAGGAACAAACAGAATATTATATGCATACTCAGGTGGTGTGTTCTATGACATACATCCAATTAAATCTACAACTACGCTTTCTAATGCATTTACCACGACTAATGGATCAGCCATAGTTACAATTACAATTACATCTCATGGTTTTACTGCAGGAGATATTGTTTTATTAGACAATTTTTCATCCATTACAAATTCAAACTTTGGTGCGTCTGATTTTAATGACATAAGATTTATGGTAACGTCTGTGCCAACAGCAGATACTATAACAATTACGATGCCTTCAAACGAAACAGGATCAGGTGCTACAACATCTGGTGGTATTAGAGTTCAACATTATTATCCTGTGGGACCTGCCGTTCAAGCAAAAGGTTTTGGTTGGTCTCTTGGAACTTGGGGTGGTGAAGAAATAGGATCTGCTACCACAACTTTAAATGGAGCTATATCTAGCACCTCTGGTGGTAACAACGGATCAGCCACAGAGATAACTTTAACAGATGCTACACAGTTTCCATCATCAGGAACAAACTTTGTGCAGATAGGCACTGAAGAAATATCTTACACAGGTATTACAGGAAACAAACTTACAGGTATTACAAGAGGGGTTAGAGGCACATCACCAACTACACATAGTAATGGAGCGACAGTTACAAACTCTTCAGGCTATGTTGCATGGGGTGAAGCTGCATCTGGTGACTTAGTATTAGAACCAGGTATGTGGTCACTAGATAATTTTGGTGACAAAGCTATTTGTTTAATACACGACAATGAAGTTTTTGAATGGAACTCAGCAGCAGCTAACGCTACATCAAATAGAGCAACAATTATATCTGGTGCACCTACCGCATCAAGACACATGATTGTATCTACACCAGACAGACACTTAGTGTTCTTTGGTACGGAGACAACGATTGGCGATAAATCTACACAAGACGATATGTTTATTAGATTCTCAGACCAAGAAGATATTAACACGTATGTACCTACAGCAACCAACACAGCTGGCACACAAAGACTGGCCGACGGATCACGGATCATGGGAGCTATCAGAGGTAGAGATGCAATCTATGTTTATACAGACACAGCTTTGTTTTTACAAAGATTCGTAGGTCAACCATTTACATTTGCCTTTGTGCAAGTTGGAACCAACTGTGGGTTAGCAGGACAGAACGCAGTTGTTGAGGTGGATGGCACAGCATACTGGTTATCTGAAAATGGTTTTTTTAAATACGCTGGTGCCTTAGAATCATTAATTTGTTTGGTTGAAGATTTTGTATATGATGACATAAATCTAGATTCTGGTAATCAAATGATTAGTGCAGGACTAAATAATTTGTTTGGTGAAATTATGTGGTTCTATCCGACATCTTCATCCTCTGTCGTAAATAGAATGGTTTGTTATAACTATCAAGATTCATCTCCACAAAGACCAGTATGGACAGTAGGAACATTGGCTAGAACAGCTTGGGAAGATTCTGCTATATTTGGTAAACCGCACGCGTTGGAGTATGATGCAGATGGAGTAGAACCATCTACATCTGCTACGTATGTGCAAGGAAATACAGATGGTACGTCAACATATTATCAACACGAGACAGGCACAGATCAAATTAAAGGTGCTACAACAACAGCTATAACATCAAACATATTGTCAGGTGATTTTGATATTACGCAAAGACAACCAGGTGTTTCAGATCTTAGAGGTGATGGAGAGTTTTTAATGAAAATAAGAAGATTTGTACCAGACTTTATTTCACAAACAGGTAGCTCACAAGTTACTTTAAATTTAAGAAATTATTCAAATGACTCAGCAGCTAGTTCATCGCTTGGTCCATTTACAGTTACGTCATCTACAACAAAAGTAGATACAAGAGCTAGAGCTAGAGCCATAGCATTAAAAGTAGAGAACACAGGTTCAAGTCAAGATTGGAAACTTGGAACGTTTAGATTAGATATACAACCAGATGGTAGAAGATAATGGCAAAGATAGTGCAAGTATTAACAAGACCTAGTAAAGAATACAAACAACAAGTTGCTGACGCGCAAGTTAGGGACCTTGATGGTGTAATACAAAAACTAAACACAACGTATCAACAAGACTTAAAAGATGAGATGGAAGCTGAGAACTTCTTTTTAACATAATGGCAAATAGTTTTATAAATAAAAAAGCAGACTTAACTACAACTGATCTTACATCTTTGTATACAGTTCCTGATTTTAAAACATCTGTAGTAAAATCTATATTAGTGTCAAATGACTCTGGATCTAGCTGTAACATAGATATCACACTTGTTAATGCATCATCTGCTGTATTTAGTTTATTTAAAACAAAAGCAGTAGATACAAACACAACAGTAGAACTATTATCTCAACCATTAGTTATGGAAGAAAAAGAGATATTAAAAGTACAAGCTAGTGATGCAAACGAATTGCATGTTATAGCTTCAATATTAGAAATAGAACCAAGAGAGGTAACAACGTAATGTTAGAATTAAAACCAGAAAAGATAATAACAACAATATCTAATGTTAAAACAGGTGAGGTATATAAGACAGAAGATGAATGGAAGTCTAAAAATATACCAGAATCAGACATCAGAAGAGACGTAAAAGTAATAATGCCTTCGCTTGATTTGTTGGCAAAAACAAAGTAGGGTGTAAAAATGGCAATAACTAGATCACAAATAGCAAGACAATTACTGGCTGAGGGTGGAGTATCATTAGATGATGCTAAAATGATGGCACCAGAGGGCGAGTTTCTTGCGTATATAAACCCAAAAGAAGCAGATATGTTAAGAGCTGCTGGTGGTTCAGGTATTATGACACCTATAGGTATTCCAAGTTTTATTGACTATGGTGACGTCGAAAGTGGATTAGGAGGAGGAGAGTTTGGTGGCGGTGGTGGTAACGTTAATGATGGATTTGATACGGGTGAAGAATTTGGAAGACCAACTTATTCTGAACAGTTAACGACCATACAACAAGGTGGTGGNGGAGGANGGTGGTGGAAATCAAACAGGACCAAAAGGACCTCCAGGATTTGGTGGTGGTGGTGGCGGTGGAGATTATGGACAATACATCACAAAAAATCCATACGGTAAAACAATAAGTAATTTTGAACGAAGAACAATCGCAGGTTTAACAGGTTTGGCTAACCCAGTAGCGGGTATAACCGTAAATGAAATATTAAAAGCAGAACAAGAAAAACAAAAAGATTTAATGAAAGCTATTGCAGGTNNTCAACAATATTTTGGTACACNACCATCAAGCTTAACAACATCGTACAAACAAACAACAGGCATGGACACTACGCCAAAGGGGCCTGTAAGTAGTGGAGGAGATAGTGGAGATGGTCCAATCCTTCCAAAATTACCACGAGTTGCAACACTGCCCACGGACATCGAAACACCAAAAAGTGATTCACAAAAACAGTTTGATGTAAGATTCTTTTTAGATCCTAGATTTGCATTAAAAGATGGTGGTGAAGTTTCTGTAGATGAAGCAGAAAAGATGGCACCTCCAGGTGAATCATTAGCATACATTAACGATGATGAAGCAGCGTTGTTAAAAGCAATGGGAGGAGCAGGTGAGCCTGTAAATCAAACGGGTATACCATCATATTTTATTAAAAAGGTTTTTAAGAAAGCAGCTAGAGCAGTTAAAAAAGTTGTTAAAAGTGATGCTTTTAAAGTTGCAGCACTGGTTGGTTTTGGTGCTTA